CTTAAGTGTTAGCGTTACAGATCCAGCAACAGACGCAAGTATTAAAGCAATTACCTCGACAGCAGCAACAGTAGATGTTTTCGATTATTCAGCAAATGCAATTGGAGGAACAAGACAATTTTATTTTCATAATTCTGGACAGCATGAATATACAAATTATACACTTTTAAATTGTAACGCAGAAATTTATCTTCAATATACCGATGCCCCTGATACTCTTACATTAATTGATGAATTTAATATTTTCTCCACCACCTATAACTATCCTTCTCAAAATTATTATATTGATTTGCTAACAGTTTATCTTTCTGATTTGTCAGATAGGGAGATTCTTTTAGACGGTGATGCTAATAGAGCAAATGACAAGATTATTATTAAAGATGGTGTATTTTACAATGTATTCCCCCAACGTAGAACAGGATCAAAAACAGTTACGTTTGTTCCAGAAGTAGATACATATCTTTCGTCATGGGAAGTAGGAACAGCTAGAGTTAGAGAGCAAATTAATGAATATCACTATAACCCAGAATTTGATCTAGATAAGAAATTATATGGTAAGACAGGAGATCACACGAAACGAGTAGATACTCATTGGGATTTAATAACATCTAAATATTTCAATACAAATCAGGATTCATTTTTAGTTAATACTGCAACTTCAGGACTTGCTTCCTTAGATCTATCTAGGCATTTTTATGCATTAAAACAACCTATTATCAAATTTACTGCAGCAGCAGTGCCATCAGCAAATGTGTTATTCAGAATTACACAAGTCCCTCCCTCAACGGTAAATCTTACCATTGATGAGATCCTTCAGCTCCCAGGCACAGAGTGGGACCCCCATACAGGCGCTCTTATACTCCAACCTTATTGGAGAGAGAGACAACCTATTCAGTATGCAGAAGAAATTGACGCAACTTATTTAATTTCGGTTTTATCAGGAACAATTGGTTCAGAACTAGTTGCTGTATCTATGTTCACAAATTATACCCCTGTAGAATATTTCGTACCATTTATTCAGTCCAACCTCGTGCGTGTTAGAGAACAAATAGGAGAAGAGAAACCAATGGAGACAAAAGAAGGCGCAACAGCAGTGTCCACAGATGAAAGCACAGGAATCTCAGGAGATATTAAAATAGAGGAAGTCCCACAAACTAGCGCAACCCTATATGAAACTCCTTCCATGACTCGGAAATGGAACTTTGTTACATCAAGAAAATTAGTTGTAGGTCAGGAAGTGTTCACAATGGATATTGATTCCAGATCTTTTGGAAATATAAATCATACGGAAATTATTAGATATAAATATTGGAACGGTAGACCAAAATTTAAATTCACATTCCAGTGCGCAAAGAATGTTGTTCAAGATATACATATGATTCAAGTCCCATCAACGTTTGATCCTCTTATATACACAGCTACAGAGTTGAAATCACTTAAAGCATGTAATGCCATTTCACCTCAGGACGGACCTCTTGAAATTGAGGCTGAGTGGATGACATTGGCACCACGTGTTACATTATCCGATAGTATAGGTAAATTCGTGTGGATTA